AATTAAGTCAGTGTCTGAGATTGTTCTGTTTAAATAATATATAAAGCCTGAAGCACTATTAACAGCGACTTTATATGTTATTTGTGATGTGCTGTTTGGAGCATCAAAATAAGAGTAATAAGTACCTTCAGGTGTAGAATCATTGTCTTGCACATTGTAGCTAATAAATGACCCCATCCTAATACCTACGTTTCTATTGCCAGCCGCAGAATGTGATAACTTTGTGGCATCTCTGTAAAAAAACCATACGCCATCGGTTGCACCAGCTTGGTTACTCCATTCACCATTAACCATAGCATCAATCCTAATAATGCTAGATGTGGAAACAGGTGTAATATTAACAGTTAAATCTGTTATAACTGCATCAGTCGCCGCTGTTGTACTATAAGTATTAGTGCCAGTAAACTGTGTGTACTGCGTTTGAATAATCCCACCAGCAGGGGGAATGACAAGGCCATTAGAGGCAATGCTCATTGAACTAGTTCCAGAGGAGTTCTGGATGTTGTCTACTTTTAATATACTAGTCATCCTGTTCTCCCTATCCTATTAAGTAGCCGCTAAATGTTGGGTTTAAATTATAAGCTAAAGTATTAGAATAAATATATAATAGTTCAACGTTTACGCGAACATAATCACCGCTATTTAATGTAAATGTTCCAGACATACTTACATTAGGAAAACTGGTAGTGCTTGGAAAATAAGAATAAGCATTGCATAAGTGTGACCAATTACTTCCACCATCAGTAGATTTTTCTATTACTACATTAGACGAATTATTTGCCGCAAGCTGTCCGCCAGCAGTACTGCCGCTTGCCATAGCAGTAAATGAAAAATGATAAACACCATTTACAGGTGCTTCAAATCTATAGTTTGTTGTGTCCCAACAAGAGTTAATATTTGTATCTACAGTGTTGAATTGAACCTGACCAGTGCTACCAGTAGCCGCAGTGTCTACTCTTTTAACAGAAAAAGCTGGCCTTGCTGGTGTAATTATATTTCCGCCAGCAGTTACGTTCCCACTGCTATCAATCGTAATAGCTGTAGTGCCGTTTGTATGTTGAATTTTTTGAACGCCTATTTCACTTGCCATAACTACCCCGCAATCTCTGTAACACAGATACTAGAAATACCACGTTCATAATCTGCATTATCAGTATCGGTAACTGTTCTGTTCAGATACCAAGTCCCAGCGTAATAAGAAACAAGTCCAACAGTATATGTTATTTGAGAGGTGCTACTAGGCGAGTCAAAATACATATAAGAGGCGTTGTCTGGAGTGGAAGCACCATCATATGAGTAATAAGTTGCGTTACCACCCATTTGAATGCCCGAATTTCTGCTTCCTGCGTTTGGCGAAACTAACGCAGTATTGTCTCTGAAAAAGAACCAAGCTGAATTATAATTACTAGAGGTGTTAGAATATTCACCCGTAACAAATGCTTCTATCTTAATGATGCTGTCAGTAGATATAGGCGTAATATTTACAGCTAAATCAGTTAGCTTTGTGTTGACAGTAGAAGCATACACAGTGCTACTTGTCCCTGTAAACATGGTATATTGCACCTGAATAACGCCACCCTGCGGCATTAAAACCTTACTGCCGCTAGTCTTTGGAGCAATTTCATCTACAAGTATTTTAGACAACGGTTAATACCCCATTAATTGTAATTGTTGCGGATACAGTAACAGGCCCGAACGCGCCCATATTTTCAGATGTTGGCACAGTAATATTAGATGTTACTTCGTTGGCATTTGACCGAAAGGGATTTGAACTAGTAGATGCGGCAAGGTCGGCATTTTGGATGCCGCCGTCTTTAATCTGGTTTGTGTTAATTGTACCAAGAGCCATTAGCTAATCTCCAGAATAGACATAGTTACATCAGCGGCAGATGCCTGTGATGCCGTAACCTTCAATACATCTGATGCGTTCATCACAATCTTCTGGTCGCCACCAACAGCCACCAAAGCAGAACCAACAGGAACAATGGCATCCTTCACGAGATACACATTGTCGCCGTCATTGTTCTCTAGCTGAACGTCCACGGTAATAGAAACGGACAGAATGTTCGCCACATTCAAGCCGATAATTGTTGTTTCTGTAGCGGCAGGGCAGGTGTATATGGTAGCGGCACTCGTCCCTACTGCTGTATCTGTAACTGTCTTAAACGAGTTCGCCATGTCACTATCCTAATGCTATCGCAAATGCTAACGCCTGTGGGTCCTGCTCCGTTAGGTTTACAGGAGTGTCCGATGCGTCATTAAAAATCATCTTCTCTGCTGGCATTGTACAGAATATTGTACGAGTGCCTGCTGTCCAGTTTATCTTCTCATCACCTATTGTAAGCGCAGTGTCATCCGCTAACGTAACGGCAGTGTCTAACACAATACTTGTCTGGCTGTTCACTGTAGCAATAGTTACAACGCCGGAGATTCCAGAGCCTCTGACGCGCTGTCCCACTGTTAGAGTACCTCCTTGCACGTTATCAACTGTAACGGCTGTAGAGGCGCTCACAGCGCCGTTAACGTCTGCTGTAATCTTTGTGCTACTGCTTTCTAGCACAGTGTCCCTAGATAGGGTTGTGCCAGACAATGTATATGTGCCTATACCGACTTCAAAGTCCGTACCGTCAGAACATGCATAATAGGTAGTGTTGCCATCGCCTATTGTTGAAAACGCATCAAAACTACCCACAGCGCCGCCAAGAGTGTATGTGCCAGTGCCTGTGGTTGTCGTAGTTTCTTTTATACGGTCTTTGATTGTCAGTGCCATTTGTACTACCGTACCTTTTTACTTCAGCTCAACGCTTAGATTTCCACCATTGATACGGAAGATATCCCCGGATGCAATTGTTTTTGACACATCCAATGCGCCGATAAACAAGGTATTGCTTCCATCAAACTTCAGCTTGGTGTTATCTGACAAGCTAACAGATGTATCAAGAACAATAGCGTTTTGTGATGTCACTTGGGCAACAGTTACATAACCTGTGATGCCTGAGCCTGTAACAACATCTCCAACAGCTATTGTCCCTGAGTTTCCATCAAGAGCAACGTTAGTTGAAGAAGAAACAGTTCCATTTACATCTGCTGATGCAAAGTTTTTATCAGCGATAAATGCGTGTGTAACTGTGTAACTAGCAATACCGCTTGATGGAGAAAACTCAATATTGTCATCGTTGATAACTTTTTGAGCGTCAGAAATAACCGTATCTGAAATAGAGTGCGATGCGGCGGTTGTGCTTGATGTGCCGCGTGTGCAACCAGTCAGAATGCTTGTTCCTGTAAATGTCAGGGCTGTGTCATCAGCGATTGTAATTGCTGTATCAAGAACCAAAGAAGTTTGGCTTAGTGCTGTTACAACACGAACTGTACCAGTAATACCAGTGCCAGTAACAACCATGCCAGAAGAAATGGTTCCTGAGTTTCCATCAACAGTTAAAGATGTTGAAGATGTAACTGCACCATTTGCGTCTGCTGTAGCCGTTCCGTCCTTGCCAGCATAAGTAATAATCTCTTGATTTATTACCACTGTACCTGTTGCAGGAAATGCTTCCGCATCTGACAACACCAGCTCTGTGTCTGAGGCGCCAGCCGCGACAGCCAAAGTTGTCACGGACTGCTTCCAGTCAGCGGCTGTAACTTGCTGGCGGGTGTAGTCAGCATCTTCGGTTACAATATCAACCTCAGTTAGGTTGCCGTTCTCAGCATTAGATACTGCGGTAGCCAATCCTACATATATGCTATTGCCCGGCGTGGCAAAGGAAAGAGAATCATTCTTGAACAAGTAATCAAGAACTCGTCTTTCCAGATATGTGGTTGCCGCATTTGATGTTGCCATCTTTTACTCCTTATGTGCGAGGCCTTGTGGGTAGACCCTGCCTATATGCGTCATCATTTTCTCTTGCTTCCGCAAGGTCCTTCAGGCGTGAAAGAGCCTCTTGGAAGCGCCCTTCATACATAGCTATAACATCCTGTTCGCCTTTCATATAAATATACGCTTCTATTAGCGAACCGTATAGTAGAGCGTTAGACGCATATTGACTTAGCCATGTATATTCGTTGTTAGTCCCGGCTGTCAGGCTTGCGGGTCTATAATAATAGTGAAGCTCAACCCCGTAGTTCTGGTCTGGTGTCGGGCCTAGAATAAAGTTTGCCTGAACATTACCAGCGCCAGCGGTTGCTGTGGCATCAAAGAAGCCGTAATACTTAGGGCGTGCCTGTGTGGTTTGCGCTGGGTATGCCTCGCGGATGAAGTTCACGTCCTTCTCAATCAGGAACCCCTCATTGCCTGAATCAGTGATAAACATTGAGAACGGGGCTAGAAAGTCGCTTGGCGTGGAAAGATACTCATTACCAGCAGTAAGAGTAGATGTTGCGTTCTTTCGGAAGTTTTCTAGGTCAACATTAACGAGAATGCGGTCTTCGGCTGAACGAATGAAAACAGGCAGATTCGTTACGAAGCCTGTTTCGTCATTCTCTGTGAAGTCTTGTATCGCTTGCTTAAGCTCTCCAAATGTAAAAGACATCTAATCCTCACGCCAAAGGTGTTACAGGGCCTGCACTAGCAAGCGGCCCGCCACCGCTTAAATTACCCACAGAGGCAGTGCCGGATACGGTCACTGTATATGAGTCATTATTAACCTTTGTAATGCTATACCCCGTAGAAAGTTCCATATCACTTTTTGTGATTCCGTCAAACGGGTCAACATTACGAAACCTCACAGTGTCGCCTGTGTCACGACCATGATTGATTTCTTCTATAGTTATAACACTTGAACCTGATGCTCCGGTAGTGAATGGGTTGTTCCCCAATAACGCTACAGCATCAGGCTCTGTTCTGTCTGGCCTTGCATCCCTCACAGACTGAGGGTCGTTTATGCGAAGCCTTCCAAGAAAGTTTTGAGGGTGGTCTGTGTCAGCAACATCTCTGCCAACACGAAGACCAGTCTTAACGCCATTACGCACCTCTGCAACGAGTTCAGTTAACTTATATCTAAACCCTGTCTTGTCGCAGATGCCGTAGGCATATTTCCCTCTAGCAATAGTCATCTATTAACCACAGCGACCAAAGCGCTTTCCTTTTGTTGCGGCGCCAGCTCCACGAACCGTCCCGCCACCAGCGTATCTTTTCATTTGACCACCATTCTTTGCGGCAATGTCGTTTGAAGGAATTGCTGGGCGGCGTTTTTTTGTGGCGCGGGTATCTTTTTTCATTGTGTCGGTAGGCAGTGAGTTAGCTTTCTTTGCGATGCTTTTTGCAACGCTTTTTGCCGCTGTAGCCCCTTTAACTGCTGGCGTAAAGCTCAACGCTTTTTTTGTTGCGTCAATCGCCTTACTGCCTGCACTTTTTATTTTTGATGTTGTGGCGTCATTTTGCTTTTTTTGAGACGCTGTCATGCGGCTTCTTGCTCTGTTTTTAGCCGCTTCAAAACCAGACCTATCCTCAATCTTCTTCTTAGACTCAGAACTAGGTGAGGTTGGTGATGCGCCATACTTACCCTGAACCTGCATAGAACGAGTTGCCGCTGTTTGCTTTTTGCGGTCTTTGTTCTTTACATCCATCATGTTCATCTGGGTCTTAGTCATACCCTTATATGGGTTTTTTGACTTAGCACCAGCACCAGCCGCCGCACCCGGAATCTTAATAGACTGACCAACACGAATCTGGTTAGCGTTCTTAATGTTTGGGTTAGCCGCCAAGAGAGCCTTCAGTGTAACGCCCTTTGACTTTGCGATTTGAGAAAGGGTGTCGCCAGACTTAACCTTTACAGGACCACCTTTTTTCATTGGGGAAGACATATCCTTCACCTTTTCCTTTCCGTATCTATATGCGCCTTGAAGCACCTCACTAAGAGCAGGAACATTCCTAGAACCCTCGCCTCTTTTTGTTCTCGCGGCACGACCACCGGGGTTCATCACTTCGTCTATTTGCCCAATGAGAGTGCTTGTTCTTTTTGCCTTGTCTCTTTCTCGCTGAGTTGGTCGCGGCTTTGGACCAGTTGGCATTTTCTTTTTTGCTTCTCCACCGCTCTTTTTCCTCACAACACCTTTGCCCTCTGCGTTCATTGGGTGCTTGGGGTCAGCCTTGTGGCTATACCCATGCTTCTTTCTATAATCTGCAAATGCTTTAGATTTGCTAATTGGCGCTGGCGTTTTTTTACCATCCATTCCGGGAGTTATTGTTTTCCCAGTTTTTTTGTCTCTAATAGATATTGGCATATTAGCCTCCTAAATAAAATGTGTCGTATGGCACGAACTTGATTGACGATGAATCTGAGTCTTCCCCAGCCGCTAATTCAAACTGGAACTCATACTCTTGCTTAAGCGGAGCCACACGAGCCGCCACTTCAGGTTTTTTCATGGCAATATAATATGCCAATCCAGCCACCAAGCATGGAACAAATCTTGGCGGAACATCCGCACTTGACCCTATCCCAGACGAGACGCCAGAGATTCCGCGAAGGCGGAAATACGATAGAGTATATGTGCTAACATCTGGCACAGGCCAGAGCGTAACATTGACAGCCGTTGCTTGACGGTCAACATAAATTTGAGAGGGGCGCCCTTCAGTGTTTTTAGCCGCTTGTTGAGCATAGGTAGAAACACTGATACGCTCGACATTCGTATCAATCTGATTCGTGCCTGAACCCGTCCTAATTTGGTGTTCAATGAGGTCAATAGTGTCCGCAGGCATACTGTAAGTTGCCGTGCCTGCTGTAAGAGATATAGTGCCACTGTCAATGGTCCAGAGATTAAGGCCACGGTTCTGCCACTCCAAAGTCAATAGGTTGAGACTACGCCTCGCTGTCTTGAGGTCGTAACCAGTTGTCATCTGAAGCCCGGCGCGTTCAAACGCTTCTTCAAAAATTTCTGGTAAGTCTGGTGTTACAACAGCCATTACTTAACCTTTCTGTGTGGCTTCACTTTATTTCGTATCTTTTTAGGCTGGCTGACGAACTGCTTACCAGCCTTAGTTCCTTTTCTTTTAGCACGGGTGGTGGCCGCGTATTCCTTAGACGAGAGGGCTTTAATAGCTGATGCCGGAAGATAACGTTCTCCGGTTGCTTTTGGTCCCTGTGTGGAGGGTTTTCCACTCTTCGTTCTCCACTTCTGCTTTGTCCATGCCTTAAGGCTTTTTTGCGATTTCTTAAGTGCCATTATTTGTCGCCCATATCATAATAAAGATTATAACACTGAATACTATAATGCCCAAGACGCTGAGAAAAATGATGATAAATTCTTCTATTTGCTTCTTTTTGCGTTCAGCTTCCTTTTGCCTTTCAATTCTTAGCTGGCCCTGTATTTTTATAACTTCCTGCCAAGCGCTAACCCCGTAATTCCATTGTATGAACTGCCGTAGTTCTTCCTCCATTTTCTCCGCCTTTTTCTTTGCGGCAAATGTTTCAAGCGCTTCCTCTTCTATACTTCCAAACTTTCGTTTCTTTGCTTTTTCGTGTCCCCGCTTTACTGAGTTGATGGCGTTCATCCACCTTCCCAAATCTCCTGCCATAGACTCGACTTCGCGGCCCATCTGAAAGCCCTTTACTATAGCCGAGTATGCGGTAGAGGCCACTCCAATCGCTGTCACCGGGTCCATTCATATCACCAACTCGCTCCCGATGGTTAATCATTTTTCCATTGGGTGACCGGTAATTCTTCTGTGGTCACGTTCAAAAAATTGCAGTTCTTTTTCAATAACAGAGATACGGCCTTTGACTTTTAATTGCTCAGTCATAATCATACTGACTGAGTTTTCCATTTCCCAAATATCCTCTATCTCTAATTTTAGTTGCTCAACATCCCTCTTTAGATTTACATTTTCTTCAATAGCCATACGACTAGACATTTCA